CAAGTTTCGGAATGCACGAAGTTTATTGAACTAAACGACTATGAATTAGTCGGCACATATATCGATGAAGCGAAATCGGGCAAAAAGACCGCTGGTCGTGATGCTTTCGACTCAATGATTTTTGATGCTTCTCAGGATAAATTCGATAAGATAATCGTTTTCTCCTTCTCGCGGAGCTTCAGAAATACGCGCGATGCGCTTAATTATAATCACGAGCTTAATGAGAAATATGGCATAGTCATTCAGTCGGTAATTGAACCGATTGACATGACTAATCCGCACGGTAAATTCAGCGGCACGAATCTCTTCGCAATGCACGAGCTTCAGGCGGACATTATTGCCGCGCATGTGAAGTCAGGCATGTATTTTGCGGCGCAACAAGGTTATTATCTTGGCGGATTCGTTCCATTCGGATATGAGCTGTTTGAAACTGGCGAAATGACAAGAGGAAAAGCTCGCAAAAAATACCGCCCGAATGAATCCGAGGCGGAGCTTGTCAAAGAGATGTTCGACCTCTATGCTGACGGCTTTTCGCTGAACTTCATTCAGACAAGCATGAAAGCTAAAGGCATCAAAGGTCGCCGTGGCGATATTATCGGTCAGCAAACGATCGCGAGGATTTTGAAGAATCCTTTCTACATCGGCACTCGTGAATATTCTGTCAAAGGATATGAGCCGCTAAAGATTGAGAATGCTGTTCCTGCCATTATCGACTCTGAAACCTGGCATAAAGTGCAAGCTCGCCATTCTGCCAATAAATTACCGCAACCACGGCGCACAAAGCGACTTTATAGCTTAACTGGCAAGATAATCTGCGCCAAATGCGGCGGTCACATGTTCGGCACATACAAAGGCGATAAACGCTCAGACAACTGGCATTATGCGTACTACCATTGTGCCAATAAGAAGATTAAAGGCACTTGCGATGCCCTTAATGTCCGCAAAGACCAAATCGATGCTTATTGCCTGGAACAAATTAAGCTCCACATCTTGAATGAAGAGTCGATGCGCGCTATCTCTGAGCAGATTGCAAGCGCGGCAGGTGATTCTTCTGATGAAATGCGCGAAGCTCAAGCGAAAGCTTTGAAGCGTAAAGAAAAAATCGTTGGCATTCTGAAGGACATTCGGAAGGATGTTTACGAAGGCGAAATTTCGCGCGAAGAAGGTAAAGAAATGACGGCGGAATATGAAGCCGAGCTGCTTGAATTAGAAACCTCGCTCTCTGCCCTAAATTCTGCGCTCAGAAGCGCGATAACGCCCGAACTAGTATATTTATATCTCCAAGAGCTTTTGTCGCTCTACGGCTCAAATAACGATGAATTAACGAAACAAATCTTTGACAAGCTAATTGAAAAGATTGAAGTCTATGACGAGCGGATTGTTGTATCTCTGCGCGTCTTTCCTTTTGCCCATATTGGGGATTGTTCTCCACAAGGACAACCGAAATACGACTTAAGTGCCGAGATTAGCAGAAAAGAGCTAAGAAAGCGATAATTCACATTTGCACATGCTTTTTGCACATGTTGAAAACTCTGTGCAAAACCAAAAAGACCGCTCTCGCACGGCGGTCTTTCGGTAAGTAGTTTTTCGAAGAGGTATGGCTTAATTATATCACTTTTTGAAAAGCTGAACCCAATATGTTCCATAAGAGCCGCCCTCGATATATCCGATGCCGATTTCTGCATAATCTGCATTCAAGATGTTTGCTCGGTGACCTGACGAATTCATCCAAGAATTCATGACTTCTTTGGCAGTCTTCTGCCCTGCGGCGATGTTTTCGCCTGCGCTTTGGTACTGGATGCCGAAATGTCTCATCATTTCAAATGGTGAACCATAAGTCGGCGAAGTGTGGTCAAAATAATTCTTGTCGCGCATGTCTTTGGCTTTGATTGTCGCAACATCTGTAAGCTCGCTCGATAAAGTCAAAGCCTTCAGACCTTGCTTGCTGCGCTCCTGATTGACAATCTTCAGAACTTCATCGGCTTGCACGGTTGAGCCAGCTTGCTCGGCAATTTCCATGCCTTGTGAGGTGTTCGGATTTTCCGAACTGGTGCCATGCTCGCCGTCAGGAAGCTGTATGTCGTCATTCGGATGAATGAGGTCAGGATTCGGGTAATGCTTATTAAGGTCAAGAATAACTTTGAATGGCACCTTGTAACGCTTTGCAATCTTCCACATGCTATCGCCGCGCTGAGTGTCGCAATGCTGGGCTTTCGCTTGTGGCGTTCCAATGACAAGAAACAACATGGCAACTATTAAGAAGATTATCTGTTTCATGCTCATATCATGCGCCAGGATGACGCAATTATACAAAGCAAAAGCCGCCCCGAAGGACGGCAATTGTGCGACTACACTCTGATAGTATTATCGCCAAAGTTTTGCACATTTACACAAAGTTTTCCACAAATTGTGCAAAAAAGACCGCCACGCGGACGATCGTGACGGTTTGCAGTTCGAAACATGGAGGTCTTTGAACTTCTTAATATCAGTATGAACAAAATAAATCCCCGATATACTCGAAGATATATTCGGGGCGCAATATTTTCTGATTATAGCACATGGTCGGGAGATGCTGGACTTTCACCAACTAGCACCAGCCCCAATGCTGGCGGCGCGTTTCTTTGCCTTATCCCCGATGGCTGTTCCTGGTAAGGGTGGGCATCACCAGGAACAATGTTATTATATCACTTTTTGAAGATTTTCTTATCGACCCAAAAGAAAATGAGTCCGCCGATTAAGTTTGCAATTATGGTCGCAGCGACCTCGTTCAAGTCCGCCAGGAAATGCAGGCAAAGCGCAAGGATTGGCGTTGAGAGCTGCCATCGAAGCAAATAAAGCAAATATTTTTTCCACATATCTCAATTATACCGAGAAAAAGGGAGACCGAAGTCTCCCAAAATTAGAAGTCATGCAGCGCATCTTTTAAGAAAATCAGCTGCCGCTTCATGCATGCTCGCCAGGCAGGGTCTTCACAAGCGAAGAGCAGCCACTCGCAGGCTTGACAAATGTCATATTGGTCAATGAGCCATTTGTTCGCCTGGTAAACTTCCCAGGCTCTTTTGAGTTCTGCTTCGGATGGTCTTGGAATGTCATGAATGATGTCATGATGAAGAAGATTGTGGATGTCAACATCGAGGTCAAAGACGAACACTTGTCTCAAAAGCAAGCCGTAGCCTGTGGAAAAGTGACATCTTTGGAAAATGAGGTGATGACGGTTCTGATGCTTTGCTCGCTGCTTCTTGCGCAGCCTTCTGCCTCTTCTGCCCACATTAACCGCTCCTTTCGTGATTGATTTCGATCGTGCAATCGCCGAATAAAGCGCAATGGAAGATTACTCGGCTCGCCTGCTCTAAATAACACTCGCCATAGACGAGAGTCTTTTCAACGCAGTCGGTGACATTGATGTCACCAAGATGCTGAACAAGCTCCCAAAGCTCTCTGCTGTTGATTTTGCCGATGATTTGGACGAAAACTGTGACCTTCATTTCACTCCCCCCTTTGAGTAGCTTAAAGGTGCGAATTGCTTCTGACTTAATTATAAAACATACAAAGACATAACAATTTGTGTTTTATTACATAACAATTACATTAGATTTGACAGAGGCGAAAACGCCCCGACATTCATGTTGGGATGTAACGAAATCACATTAAAAACTTAACATCCGAGCAAAGATGTAAATAAAAAACCGCCACGCGCCGACATTGATGTCGGTTGGTGACGGTCGAAGCTATTATCGTGGTTAGCAATCGCGATTTATGCCTTACTTACGGCGAAGTTATCGAGCCACTAAGCTCCTAGCGCTTGATTTTATTTTAACAAAAAGCCGCCCTTTCGGACAGCTTCTCTGTCATTTATTTTTCGCGGCTTTCAAGCCATTTTTCGAATTGCTCCCAGCCTTCCATTGTGAACATTACTTTTCCAAAGTCTGCGCCAGTCATTTCGCAATATTTATCGATCGCATCGCTTTTGTCTTCTCCAACAACTTGCTTTGCCATTTGCATTTCTTGTAATAAACTCATTTGAATCATACCTCTCGTTTTTGCATTTTTGTTTTTGGCTTGTTGCCTTACTACTTTTTTATTATAACATCTTTTGCGTCATCTCGCAACAAATATTTTCATTTTGATGCATAAAAAATAAAATTGTGGGCATATAAATCGATTTTTCATCTTGTGCGACATTAACTTTTAATTAGAAAGTTAATACTTCATACCTCTGTAAACAGAAAAAATGACGACCAAATTGGTCGCCACTAAACGAAGGTTATGATGCGCGCTGTCCTGCGCTCGTTAAACATACCATTTTCAAGCTATGAAAGCAAATGGCGCAAAGAAAGGTAACTTTGCGCCAGGCGAGAAGATGGCTCTGCGAGTGAGCCGAGTTGAGAGACTTAATTTTTATTTTGGAGTGTGGAGTTATATGCGGTTCGCCACTCCGCAATTTCATTATATTACATCAAATCCGTGATGCTCTGGCTGATGCGGTTCGTATCCTTTGGCGAGCCAGTATTTGCGAGCGGTGAGATGATGTTCGTCATATTCACCGTGCCAGATTGACAAGTAGCAAGATAAGTCTGCTGATAGCCAGTCTCGGCAATTTGCGGACATTTGACATTGTTTGCAATAACGACCGAATTTGTGTACCAGGAAGCAAAGACCGCGGAATATGTCGAGCCGTTCTTTGTGTAGCATTTGTAAACGCCGCCTTCGACAATAACCGCGCATCCTGCTGCCGCTGGGAAACAAATCGAATTTGCATTATTCGAAGTAATGAAGCCGCGGCAATTCTTAAAGGTACCATTCGCTGCAATATAGCTGCCGCCATTGGTATAAGTGCGGAAATAACAATTCTCTGCAAAGACCGCGCCAGTACCGTTAAAGAACTGAACCGCCGTTGAGCCGTTGCCCTGGAATGCTACGACATGCGCACCGACAACATGGCAATCTGCGCCTGCAAAGACCTGATTCGTTGTATTTGCGGAAATCGGCAAAGTAATCGTGCCTGCATTCGTGAAGTCCACGATTACGCGGCGTTGAGATGTCGCTGGCAAGCCAAGATTAAACCATTTGTAAGGATTCGAAGAAGAGCCATTGCCTGCGACTGGTGCGGTCGCACCAAAGTTCTGACCGACAACCGTGATGCGCATCGTTGCGAAGTTGGTGCCGCCATTCAAGAAAGCCTGTGCAATTTGCGAAATCTGAACATTGTCTGTTGAGCCATTACATTCATAAATGTATTGCTCGGCAGCATCGAGCTTATCGACTGCCGTCTGAAGCGCTGCAACCTGGTCAGCGACCGATTGAAGACCAGTTCCGTCAATGCTCTTGTAAAGCACGACCATGATTTCGGTGCCTGCTGTCTTGCCCTGAGTGAAGGTAATTGTCGAGCCGCTCAAAGTGTAATCAACGCCAGGCGTTTCGAGGATGCCGTTTGTGTAAACATCAAGAATGCAGACATCTTGCGCATCGTATTGAGAAATATCAAAAGTCACGGTCGTTGTCGTGCTGCTCAAGACCTCTGTCCAAGTGTATTGCTGAAGCATCGACATGATTGCAGGAGTGACTGAAGAAGCCCATCCGCAAATTGTGCCATCGGCGCGAGTGTCTGTAATCATATCCGCCGTGATTGCCGTTGCGCCTGCTGGAACGGTGATTTCGGCAAGACAAAGGTCATAAACCGCATCATTCCTTGTCAAAGCTGGCGCGATTGGATTCTGCGCCGCCGTGCCTTGAATGATTTCGAGCGAAATTGCACGAGTTGCCAGGCTTGTGTCGAGACGAGCGACAATGCGGTCAATCCTTGACTGTCCGCCAGTTGGTGCTGTCGCGATCGTGAGGCTCGTATAAGCCGTGTCGTTGTAAAGATAATGTCCATTAATCCAGGCGCGACCGATTCCGACCGTGATTGCCATTGCATTGCCTGGCGTTACAACCAAATCATTATCCGATGAGTATCGAACGCCGTTCTTAATGACAGTTGCAAGGTTGTCGCAATAATCCGCCGAAGAATAGGTTCGGTCGTAGTTGCCATTCGATTCAATCGCATCGAAGAAACCGCTGTGAAGTGTCATTTTTATGCTCCTTTCTTATCTTTTATTGGTAGGTTGTTCACCTCTTGCATAATTTTCGCGACAAATCCGTTGCCGCCGAGCTGGTCATGATAGACCTGATTCATTCTCAGAATGTCTTCAAGCTCTTCAGTCTTGATGCTGCCGCGATTAATGTACTGAACGCCGCGCTCTTTGATTCGGTCGCAAAGAAGCTCCTGCATTCCGATAATCAAAGCCGTCTCGGTCTTTGATTTTTTCTCTTTCTTATCAAGACGGCGATTGATAAGACCAAAGCCACCAGTTACTAAGGCGGAGACCGCCGAGCTGCTAAAGATTAATACTAAAACTTCACCCATTATTGTTCCTCAAATTCGATGCGGATTGAATAGCCGCTATCATCTTGCACCTCTGTTGCCTTTACAATTCTCGTGTTCGAATAGATGCCGATTTGATTGTCTTGAACCGTCACCCTATCACCTACATTATAGTCGATTCCGAACTTAAACGGCGAATGTGTTACATCGACTTCGCCCTGGAAGGTCGTCAAGACGATATAATCAGCCATCTTCGGCAGAGCAGCCGTTTCAAGCATCTCGATATACTCTTCATCAGTAAATTCGACCTCTTGACCGTCAACTTCTTGCTTTCTACTTTGGTCGCTGGCATCAATAAAGACCTCACGGCGAGCATCACCGCTTGCGCTGCCCATCGTCGTATAAAAGCGAGCAATTCCTTCGCCTTCACCGCCAATTAATGCCCAGTTCTTAAAGTTTTGCTCATCGCTTGAGAAATCGCTTGAGAGAAGATTGTCGAATTCTTGCGAGAAAATAATCGGCGAGTTGTTTTCGGTGTTTCCCATGCTTCTATCTGCGCCCTTATACACCTCATAAAGCAAATTCTTATTCGAATCCATCCTCATTCGTGCGCCGCATTGGTATTTATGGAGAAGCTTGTCGGTATAAGCGAGCAAATTCTGATAAGTTGTTTGCGTGTCACCATTTTCGCCCGATTCCGTGACGATGACATCTGTAATCCCTGCAACATCGCCGAGCTTAATATAGTCAATTTTGCGACTTGAGTCGGTCGGATTGATTAAGCAGATATTAACGAGATTGCGAACCGCTGTTTCGAGGTTGCCGCGAGAGATGACTGGCGTTGCGGTGTTGCCATTCAGACTATAAATAAGCCTTCTGTCGAGCAAAGACTTTGCAAAGCGACCTGAAGCAGTAATCATCAAGCCAGTCGTAGGCTCGAAAGCAATGTCAATCTTCTCAATGACTCCGATTTCTTCTCGGTCAGCCCTGACAATATAGTTGCCGATGACCAATTCTTGCAGAGCATCCTCTGCCGCAGGAGTAAAGACCTCAAAATCGCCCGTGCCGTAATATTCGACATTCCAAATGATGCTTTTGGCACCATCGATGATGCCGACCATTTCGCGATTCGAGTCCAGAACATAAACCTGCGCAATCATACGAATGCCCTCTTATAGTCAATTGTGAAGAACATGTCGCTTGAGCCGCCGCTTTCCGTAATTACAAAGTAATTCGAGCCGACTTCAAGTTGGAACCAGGTTGAACCAGGCATAATGTCGCCGAGAACATTCTCGCCGTTCAGCGAAACGCTCTTTTTGCCTGGCTCGGTGACGATTTTCAGCTCATCGCCAGCTTCCATCGGTACATTAACGCCGAAGAATGTGCCATCAGCGCGCTCAATCTTTGGATTTGAAATGTCTCCAGTTGCGATGACCTTAATTGTAACGCCAACCGCCGCATCGCTGTCATTTATGATTTCGCGAGCGATTTCGGCGTTGTAATAGCCGAAGACAATCGGATTTGATTCGGTAATAACAAGCTCAAAATGATGCATTGCTGTCACTTGAGTGATTTCATCGACAATTGTCTGAGCATCGCGCCAATATGGTGAAGAACAATGGAAAGTAATCATCATGACGGTGCCGTCATTTGTGCCAGCTTTGAAGCGAGGCATCGAAATGCTCTCGATCGTTGCTTCGATTGAAAGATTTCTCCCCTGATGGCTGTAATAGAGCCAGCCAGTCTGCTTCGGCTTAATAACAGCGAAGATTTCGCGCTTTACCGCTTCGACATTTGCATTTGTCGGAATGAGAAGATAGGCATTCATTGTTCGCGCTTGCGTTCGCTCATTTGTGACCGTATCGCCATCGATGAGCGCAACAGTCGAGGTCGAAAGCTCAACTGTTGCCGATGTCATGCCGTCCAGGTCAGTCAAAGTGAAGTCAGGATTGTTCATGAGCGCGAGCGTGTCGCCTTGTGGAGATGTATAGCTTAATTGTGGTAACATGTTAAACCCCCATCAGCGCGAGCTTAACAGCCGCCGCTGTGTCTTGCTTAGATTTGTAAATTTCATAACGAGTATGCGCAGCAGCGTAATGATTCGTCTGATTGATTGTGACCGACTTGCCGCTTGTCTGCGCGTTTCCTGAGCCGTTTATATTCGCGGTGAAGCCGCCTGCTGACAAATCATCGATGCTGTTTTGAATCTGTCTTTGGACATCAGGAATCTCTTCTTCGAAGCCTACGCCGATGCCTTTTGCCAAGTTCACGCCAACCTGGTCGCGCATCACTTTGGATGGCGATGCAATGCCGAAGAAGCCCTTAATTCCATCGAGAATGCTGCTGCCAAAGCCTGAAATCTTATCAAGCACCCAATCTTTAACGCTTTGAATGCCTTCCCAAAGACCTTTGACAAGGTTCGAGCCAACCTCGAAAATTTTGCTAGGCAACTCCTGGAATTTGTTAATGATTGAAGTGCCGACTTCTCCGACTTTCGCTGCGACCGAAGTAATCATCGAGCCGATACCATTAATGAGATTTGTCAAAATCTGAATGCCAGCTTGGAAGATTTTCGGCATGTTGGCTGCGAGCGTTTCGACAATCTTATAGATGATTGTCGGAGTCATTGCAATCAACTGAGGCAGAGCTTCAATAATGCCGTTAATAATCGCAATGAGAAGCGTGATGCCTGCTTCGACTAGAAGCGGCAAGTTTTCTGTTAGCACCGTGATAATGGTCTCAACGATTTGCGGAATCATCTCAATGAGCTGCGGCAACGCTTCGACAATGCCCTGAACGATAGCGATTAATATTTGAATGCCTGCCTGGATAATAAGCGGCAAGTTCTGAATAATTACCTGAATAATCTGCGCTACCATCTTCGGGAATTCGCCGATGAGTGTCGGCAAAGCTGCCGCAATGCCCTGCAAGAGAGCCGTAATCATCTGTAAACCAAGATTAATTAATTGCGGAATCAATTGCATCAATGCCGAGATAATCTTCGGAAGGTTCTGCTGAATGAGCGGAAGCAATCTTTGCATAAGCTTCGGAACGGCATCTTGAATTAACTTGCTGAAGCTTTCGATGTATTGCGCAATCTTCGGCGCAAAATTCTCGACAACATGGAAGACACTTTCGATTAAGTTATTCCCAAGCTGCTCAAGGTCAGCAGAGCCATCGGCAAGACCTGCGACAAGGTTTTGCCACGATGACTGCATCGCCGCAAACGAGCCTGACATTGTTTTTTCGGCTTCAGCCGCCGTATTACCAGCAAGACCAAGCGCATCAACGCCCTTTGTCATCATCTTTGTGACAGCTTGCTGATATTCGGCGACTGGCACATCTGTCAGCTTCTTATATTCATTCGACAAATAACCGCTCGCCTGAGCTTGCTCCAGGAAGTCAGCCGAAGTCTGCGGCAAAATGCCCGCGAACTGGTCAGCGATTGATTGATAGCTTGATGCGCTCTTTGTGATGAGCTGATATTTCTCATTAAGCAACTCAACGCTCTTGCCCGTACCGCTTGCAAAGTCTGCAATTGCCTGCATGCCTTGTTTGGCGGTGTCATAGCCTGCCTTATCGCCCATTGTCGAAGCAAAAGCTGCGCCGACCAGGTTGATAGACTCAAGATATTGATTCGCGCTCATGCCCATCGAGATATAAGCATCGTTCGCATCTTTGGCGATTTCGGAATAATCCATCTCGTCAAAGATTTTCTTTGCGCCGCCCTCTAGCTGCTCGAACTGCGCATAAGCATTGAGAGCTTCTTTGCCGAGGTCAACAAATGCCTTTGCAAGTTGTTTGACCGCATCAAGAGCAGCCATAATGACTTTCGTGCGCAAATCCGCGACAGTTTGACCCCAAGAAGACCAGCCGCCTTTGCTTTCATCGGCTTTGTCGCCAGCATCCTCAGCTTCGTTGCCCAATTCATCGAGAGCTTTGGCGCATTTCTTGGCTTCTTGCTCAGACTTGTTGACAGCAGCCGTTGCATTGTTGATGTTGGTGCGCATCAGCGTTGCTTTTGCAGAGGTCGGCTCCATGCCTTCTTCGATAAGGCGGTCATATTCTTGTTGAAGCGCGCGAACCTTTTCGCGTTGGATTTCTGCGGTGCTATTTAACTGATTGATTTTCGCTCGAAGCCCGTCTGCGCTTCGTTGCCAGTCGCCCATTCCAGCGGCAGCAGCTTTGAACTCTGACTCGCTCTCACGAATCATTCGATTCGCTTGCGCAAGACCAGCTTTCAGATTCGAGACATCGATTGTAAACTTCGCGCCTAAATTCTCAGCCATTCGCATTCTCCTTTCTTATATGTATTTCCAGAAGTCATCCTTCTTCTTAACTTTTTTCGATTCAGCAGCACCATTCTTGCCTCGTTTAATCAGGTAATTGATGCAATCAATCACATCCTGAGTGTTCTGCGCAAATATGGTGAATATATTCGTATTTGTAGCCGAGGCAACCGTGAATGTCAGCTCCATCAGCTTGTCGCTTGCTGGCTCAGAATCTATTTCTTCTGAGCCGCTTTCGCGTTTGGGCTTTGCTCGCCCCCATGACCGCCGTTAATACTGCCAGTTTGAATCACGATCGCTTTGAAAGTGTTCATGATGTCTTCAGCGGCAGCCATTTCAATTTCATCGTCAGTAATGCCAGGAAAAACGGATTTGATAAAGCCGCTAATAACTCCAATCTGCTCGGCAGCATTCTTGTCGCCGATAGTCTCATGAATCTTTACCGCATCCATGAGCAGCTTCCAACGGATTACATCCGTTTCATAAGTCTTGAGAATCTCATCATTCTCGCCGTAAATGTTTAAGCTGTACTTTGCCATATATAAATCTCCTTTTGTCTTTATTATACAAAAAAGAGCGAGTGTTTAATCTCGCTCTTCATTGCATGCATTAAGCCGAAGCTGGCGTTACTGCTGAAACAATCGTGTCAACATTCGCTGGCGTTACGACCTGAGCGAACCAATCAGCACCTTCAGCGATTTGGCTTTGCTCGGTGTCGATAATGGTGCGCTTGTGGACATTGCCAGTCTCTTCGAAGACATGAATGGTCGAAATTGCGCTGTAAGTCAATTCGGTGCCACTTGCATCGGTGTCTTCACCCTTAGTCTTTGCAGACTCACCAGGGAGCGCGAACGAACCTTTTGCGAACCAGAAATATTCTTCCGTGCCGTCAATGTTGTTCGTCTTTGCGCCCAATGCCCAATATTTATTATTGACGAATTCACCAGCATCAAGAACAGCACCAGTTGTTTCGTCAACCGTCTTGCCAGTAATAGCAGCGAGGTCAGCTGGGCGGATTTTTGCACCTGAAATCGTGACCTCAGATGCGCCTTCACGACCGACAGTCGCGAAAACGGTATTGTCGAAGTGATAGTTCTGCTTGTCGTTATCGACAGAGATGGACATTTCGCCAGCTGGCATCAATTGACGAGGTGTGCCAGTCGTGAAAGTTTCGCCATCGTCAGCGGTAACTGGAGCGATGAAAACATTCGAAAGACCACGAGTAAGCGTAAAGCTCATATAATGTTCTCCTTTGTTAGATATTTATAATTCGTTCCCCAACCGAGGAAGCCTGCTTCGTTCGAAATCATGTCAAAGCCTTTGCCCTGCGGGATAAATTCCGCAGCCTTCAGCAAATCCCTGGTCGAAGTTGCAAGCTGACTCAATATTTCGGGGTCGCGTGAATAAATCGTGATGTTAATTTCCCAGGCGGTCAGAGCTTCTTCATTATCGAATGACTCCTGAGTGTCGCTAGTCAAGGTCTGAAAAGTGATGAAAGTGTCGGGAATCTCAACTTCAGGCGCATAAGACCCCTGAAGAATAACTGGATAATTGAGCGATGCCAATGCATCTATAATCAACTGATTAATCACCGTTTAACTCCTTCAATATCTTTTCAAATGCATCTCTTTCAGCCTTTTTGACTGCGCGACCGCCTTTGCGCTTGGCTTTTTGAATGAAGCCGCGCGCGATGATGAGACCGCGATTTAAGCCCTTTCTAGTCTGACGGCGAGGCGTTCCATAATTCAGAAACATAGCTTTGTATGCTGGCGCAGGATTGGTCGGGTCGTAGTTCGGAACATCCCACCCGACTTTTGCCTTATATCTGCCGTCACCGCTTTCAGAAACAACGCGTATTTGCGAAGAAAGGCTTGATGGCACATTTGCTGCATTGCATTCGGCTTTGAGAGCCTGCTCCATTGCGACAGCACCATCATCGCGAGCTTTTCGAGCTGCTTTGTCGGAATCTCCGCCAGCCTTCTCGATTCGCTGAATCAACTCATCGAAGCCTTCAAGCTTCACGATCGAGTCGAATTTAGCCATGTGTTAAACACCGCCTTTCAATCGCTTAACCGTAAAGCTCAGGATTTGATGGCGTTCTTCGACATCTTCAGGCTCGCCGAGGATTTCGAACATTGCGCCATCTGATAGCCTTTCGATTCTGCATGAGCTTGTGATGTCAGGTCGGAACCAGGTGACGACTTTCGCCGTATTGATGACCGAATAGACACCGCTCGCAATCATTTCAGTTCCGCCGTAGGTCGAGAAATTAACATTAATTCGAGGGTTCTCCGCCAGGACATACTTCTTTTGAAGCGCGCCGTTGACACTTTGCGACTGAGCGACATGGAGATTACAAGGAGTCGTCATCTGACGAGCTTTGAGCGGCTTGAACATCTGAGTCATCCTTTCTCGTTAGTTGAATCAATCGCATGCGGAAAATGTCCGAAAGCGTTCCGCTTCCGTTGCCATAATCCCAGGTATCAATGACAAAGCGAAGAATGCAGCCAACGGCGGCATCAGAGTTGACAACCGCTTCGCTTACGCCAGCATCTTGAATGAACGCTTTCGCATCCGCGATATAAATCGCAAGAGTTGCATCCTGATAAGAATCGGTGATGCCGATGCCAGCTTTCACTTGAGCAAGTAATTCTGCATCTGATAATGTCGCCATTTGGCTGCTCCTTTCTTAGTTAATTTATTCGCAATTAGGCACTTGTTGGCGTACCGCCGACAGTTACCAAGATGAAGCCGTTCTGCTTCGTGACATCGCCGCCAAGCTCGACATCGCCGCGGATGGCAAGCATGCCCTTGTCGAAGTAGAAGGATTCATCAGCACGAACTTCGTAATCGCTGAAGAGTGCAAGTTCGAAGTTGTATGGCGAGCCATAAATCATGGTGCCTTCTTCGAGTGCGCTGTTCAAGCAATAGCGAATGCTGAGACCGCCGTCTTTGATGACACCAGTATTTGGATTTGCGGTGTCAGGAGTGATTTCGAATGCAGCCTGCTTTGTGACAGTCGAGCGAATATCACCAAGAGTGATAAGGTCTGCTTTGTTCAAGAAGAGCCATGCTTCGCCAACGATTGCATCATCGCCGCCGTAGTTAAAGGCGATAGTGCGAAGAGCTTTGTCATCGATAGCATCGAGAGCCAAAGCCTGAGTCAAATCGCTGGCAACGATTGCGCCAGTAATAAGAGCAGCAGCTTTGCGGCGTAGAGCATAAAGCGCGGATTCGCGAACCTTTGCCTGGTACTGCAATGGAGTCTGCTTTTGAACCTGCTTTGAGATGCTCGAAAGCACAGCGTAAGTCGTTGGCGTAATAGTTACGAAGCCGAAAGTTGGGTCAGAGCCGTTGTAAGCTTGACCTTCGGTCTGTTCAGCAGCCTGAGCATCAGCGGTCTGATAAGCAACCTTGTATGCGCCCATGCCTTCAGCATCGGTGACCTTAACCAAGTCAACGATAGAAGAAACGGTGTTCCAAATGTTGCGGATTTCAGGGTCAACTTCGGTTGGAGTTGCGATTTTGCCGCTTGAGACAAGCACAGAGCGAGCTTCCTGAGTTGAAAAGCTCATCTTGCCACCTGCTGCGAATTCCTTCGCGCGAGCTTCTTTCTCATCGGCTTCAGCTTTGCGAGCTTCCATGCCAGCGACTTTCTTCATGCTGCGACCATCGATTTCGACATCAACAGTCTCGTCTTTTGCTGGCTCATCTAGTTCATCAATGATGCGCTCTGCTTCATCGATTTCGTTGCGGATGCTCTTAAGAGTCTCAAATTGAGCTTTGCGAGCTTCCTGATTTTCCTCTGCAACGATAGCTTCGTTGAGCCTTTTCTCGGCTTCGCGCTTCTCGCTGAGGATTTTATTCATGCGTTCCTTGATAGTTGGCATTTTATTTCTCCTTCTTATATGCAAGAGCTAATGCCCTCGCTTGATAGTTAATAGGCTGTCCAGCCTTCTTTTCTTCCGCGACTTTACGCTGGGCATCCGCCTCGGCGCGCCTTGCTTCCGCAAGTTCTTTCGAGCGCGCGAAAACGCTCGTATCATCGTATGCTGGCGTATCCACGACAGACACATCGAAGATTCTTCCAAATTTGCGAATAGAACGATGCATGAAGCCATCATCGTCATATTGCACATCGTCATCGGCAACCGAGAAAGCGAAGCTCATCTTGTCGATTAAGCCAGCTTTGACTCGTTTATACATATCAATTCCGTCTTGCGTGTCGAGCAGCTCGGCACGAATCTTCAAGCCTTTTTCGTCAGGTGTCAGAACGAGCGACTTGTTTCTCGTCCTTGCTAGAATCGGAACGGCATCCGTGTGATTGTACTTAAGCGGAACATCGCGAAGGTCAGCTTCATCGAAAGCACCCTTCTCGATTCTTTCCTCGAAGCCCCAATCATCGCCACCGATGCGAGTCGGGCTGTCGTAAACGGCAGCATAGCCTTCGAGAATCATTTTGCCGTCTTCGGCTTCTTCACGCTTCTCAATCGTGAAATCGCTCAAATATCGCGTTTCTTTAACCATTTCCTTCTTTGTCATTTTGAACTCCTTTCTGTTGAGAGTTGTCAATTTCATTATACCCCCTCGGCATCACATCGCCGCCTTCAATTGGCGGATAACCGAGCAATTCGCGAGCTTCATTCTTTGTGAAGATGCCAGCAGGCAAGCCGTTCTTCAAAGCTTCAATCTTGTTGCTCATGCTCATGAAGGTAATGTCGTTCGGGTAAAGAACAATTTCATTGCCGAATGCAAGCTCATTCTCAGAGAACATCTTCTTCGTCATGGCTTGACCGAGCGAGATAATCTCGCCTTCGAGCGCATGCTCATAAAATGCCTCTTTCTGCTCTTTCGAATAATCGCCGTTAAGAATTGCAACGCTCACGCCGTTTGCCCTGGTGATGGTCTCATAGAAGAATTTAAGCGTTTCGGCATCGACTAGCTTCACATCATGAGGAATATGAGTATAGTCGCTCTTCAAATCCGTGAAGAGAATGCCGCTCTCGTTGTTCTTGAGCAGCTCCTTGAATTGCTCCTGGTCTTTCTTGGTGTTCTCATCGCTTAAATACGAATTAACGCGCATAATGCCGTTGATGCTGCATGATACTTCGATTGCCTTTGCAATTGATTGGCAAAGTTTATCGTAGCGATCGAGAGCTTTCAGAAGACCGCGGTTGCCGAGCTGATTGCCGCCGAAATATTGGTCAATGCCGTAATCTTTGCGCCAATGAATAATCTCTTCTTCGCGGAATAATGCCTGCGTTCCGTTGTTGAAATCCATGCGATAGAAGTATTTATCGCTTTTATCGACCATGATTGCGACATTAATCGGCATCAAAGGATAAAGCGCGGTGTAAATCTTTTCGCCGCCTTTGCTTATGTAATATTCAGGATAAATAAAGACATTCTTATTCAATTCCAGGAGAATTGTGATTTTCTCAAGGAAATCTGAGGTCGTCATGTATGGATTAGGGTTTCGGAGAACTCTCGCAACCGAGCTGTCAGTAATAACTGACTCTTGGTCATTCCTGGTGCGAATATGGCGAGGTTTGAGCTTCTTCATC